CAGTTCGATCAGGTCGATGTGATCCCAAGTCTTGGGTACGGTGATGGGTAACTGCCAGTGAGGCACGTTATCTATGATGATCGTATCTGACAACGCCTTGATGCCCGCACAATCGTATCCGCTCACCGCAGCAGCAATGACCGGCATATCGTAATTCTTGGAGTTGAAGCCAACAGTCGTGTTGCGCTGCAACAAAGCCTTGATGCCAGACACATCCAAGTCGTGGCCGTCATACATCTCATAGGCTTTGGTCTTGCCGCTCTCAACATGGAGGGCAGACAACAGGAAATAGTTCCGGTAAACTTCACAGTCTAAAATAATCATTGAGGAGTAGCCTCAAAAAAAGGGTGCGGTCGAAACGACTCAACCGCACCCAGATTGGACTCCGCCGAGAGCCACAACCGTAAAATTAGAAATCGAAATCGTCATCGTCTCCGCTGACATCATCGAAGTCATCAGCCTTGACAGAAACACCGCCACCACCAAACGGCTCACCGTCCTTGTGGAACTGGACACCAAGCAAGTTCGCGTTGATGCGTTTGCCGTAGTTATTGTCCTGCGCCCACAGTTCAATAATCGCATTGACGTAGCACCCACCATAGATGACATTATCATCCTCGGTCAGCGGGGTCTTGTCCTTGTTAATGACCATGGGGCGCTTGCCGTTAGAAGCCTTGAGGCTCATGTGGCCTTCATAGCCTTCATATTCGGTCACGTCGCCATCACGCAGACAAATCTTGTCCGGTGCCAGCTTTGCACCCTTCAGATCATTTTTGATCTTACCGGCAATCGCCGTCTTAATTTCCTCGATCAGCGCAGCGTGATCCGTCTTGCTAAGAAGGAAGGTCGCCTCATACTTCGTCTCATTCCCATTAAAGCTGGCCTTGTGGAAGACCGATGGGAAGGACAGGCGCACATTCGGAAGTTTGATCTTCATTTTTCGTTCCTTTGGTTTCTAGGCTTTGCATTCAACAATGCGTGTTAAGCGTAGTTCATCAAGATTGACAATGCAAGCCTAAAAATCGTCAACCGAGATATTTACGGCTGGGCGCGGATCGTCCGCACCAGCCAAGGTGGGTTCGCCTTTAGGCTTGACCACTAGATCGGCAATCTCCTCGATCCGCTTGCGGCCAAGAATCTTCTCGGCTTGTGCGGGCGAGATAAGTTTGCGCGAATATGCCTGATCGCCAAAGATGTCGGCCAGCTTCGCCTCAACACTTGGGTCTGTAGCCCAAGCGCGATTGGATCGACCGGCAACCAGCTTGAAGCCAGGGAACGCTTCACCCGCTTCCAGCTTCTCCTTGACGTAGGTTTCCACCGCGTCAAGCCAACTGACAATCAGCTTCTTGTGGTTCAGCACCCGGCTGATCTGCTCAGGCTCAAGGCGGTTGACCGGGGTTAGCTGCGTCAACGTGTCAAAGTCGGCCATCAGCGTCTGCTCGACATGGGCCTTTAGCGCAGGACAAGTCGGCTTGGCTTTACAGAACTGACATTGCTTCTCGCCAGGGTTAAACTCTGCGTCGGGCTGGCAAGCAATCTCAGCGCGCTGTTTGGCGTACTCACCCCACTTGAGCAGATCATCGAGGCTGATCTCCCAATGCTCTGGGCTGTCCGTAACGCGCGGCTGGACAATCGAGATGCGAACTCGCTTGATTTCGGTCAATGCGCGAAACTCAGAGTAGGCACCCAAAGCGTAAAGCAGACCCTGGCTATTTTCGACAGGGGATACTGCCACGCCTTTTCCGTATTTTAGATCGATAACGTGAAGCAGATCATTATGTATGATGATCGCATCGCAAGTGCCAAAACCTTCTGGCACCCAGTCGCTAAAGTCTACGCGCACTTCAATGCCAAGGTAAGCATCGCGGTGATCGTGATAGCGCACATAGTCGAGATAGTCCTGCACATACTCGGCCATCTCGCGGGTGACTTCAGCATGTGTCTCAGGTAGAACCTTGCCGATCCACTCCTCGGCATCGCACTTTTCCTTTAGGCATATCTCGCCGAGTTCATGCGCCGTTGTGCCTTCAAACGCATGGGGTGAACCCTTGTCGGGAATAGCCCGCTCGGCCTCAACCGAAGCTGGGCAAGCCATCCAGCGATGTGACCCACTGGCGCTTAGACGGGCATGGGCTACCATCAGAGCATCGCCTTTATCGCATCAGCCAACTCAGGCAGTTTGTCCTTGGGGACATCCTTCATCAGCGTTGCGCCGTAGCCTTTCATGATGTCTTTGATTTTGTCCTTGTTTGCCTTGTCGGCCCGCGATGCGCGTAGAGCCAGAGCCTGAAGGGCCTCTGGAGTATATTCTTCAGCGTCTGCTTGTGGCTCTTGTGCGGGGGGTTCTTCAACAGGCTTGTCCTCAACCTTGGGAGTAGGTGTCTCGCCAAGATGTTGCACTACCTGCATGGTCTGGATCAAGGTGTTAATGGCCTTAGTCAGCTCTTCGATCTTGGTTTCTAGCATTTGTTTTCCTCTTGCTTTGGTGTTGAACTGCGCTTAACACTAGCGGATCAATTCCAATGAGGCAAGAGGCATGTTGAAAGAAGTTATCGAGTGGTTTGGTTCACAGGCCAAACTCGCCCGTGCGCTACAGGTGCATCGCGCTGCGGTTAGCCACTGGGCTGCTCGCGGCTGGTTACCGCCTAAGCGCGCTGTCGAGATCGAAATGTTGTCAGGCGGGAAGTTCAAAGCAGTAGACCTTACCAAAACCAAGGATTGAACATGGAATATGAAATTTCGCTTGGCGTCGATTTCGGGACGGTCAAGCACAAGGTCGTTAGCTGGGATGGCATCGTTAAGCGCCTGAGCCACCATGAGGTCGCGCTGGAAAAGGGCGGGTCGTATCTAGTCGGTGGGGCCTTCAGCACGTCAGAGCGCAAGGAAGAGAACCTTCTGTACCGCTCGCTGATGACGCTAGACATCGATGAAGTGGACATGACGATTGACGATCTGGAGTTCCTGCTGGTTACCCGGATTGACTGTGCGTTTGTGGCCTATTCGACGTTCTCGCACCAGCCGGATAAGCCTAGGGTCCGCGTGATTGTGCCGCTGTCGCGTAATGTCACGCCGGATGAGTACCGCGAACTATCGCGTGATTTTGGCTCGGCGCTGGACATCCCGCTCGACGCTTGCTCATTCATCCCCAACCAGTTCATGTATCTGCCCACTTGCCCTGATTTGTCGGTTGCATGGACCTATGCGCAGGACGGAGAGCCTCTGGCCGTTCCCGACACAATCGTCACCGCGCCGGTATATGACAGTGGCGGGGACGATCTGGAGCGCGTCCTCGCCAACGAGCCGCTTGATCTGAGCGACGATGAGATTGATGCCTACCTTGCTGCCTACGATCCTGACGTGCTGGAATACGACCAGTGGCTGCTCGTTGGGTCCGCACTGCATCATCAGTATCGCGGAGATATGGTCACCGGGTACGACCGCTGGCTGCAATGGTCTGAGCGGTCGAGCAAGCACGATCCGAAGCAGATGGTCAAGAAATGGAAGTCGTTCGGCAACTCTGTTCGCGTTGTGACCTTTGCTTCTGTGATCCACGCGATCAAGCTGGCCGGTGGTCAGACGATCAAGAAGGCTGATGGCGAGGTGGCCGTCGTTGGCTCGGTCGAGAGCAAGGCATTCGAAAAGCTGGCCGAGGACGCTGCGGCGATTGAGGACATGGAAGGCTACGACAAGTTCAAGAAGCGCATCCAGCGCATGAGCCTTCACGTTCTGCCGCTCGACAAGCGTTCGCTCCTTGCCGCCGAAGTGTTTGACGCTTGGGGCAAGGAGCGAGGTCTGACCAAGACAGACATTAAAAGCCAGTTGAAGCCCGCAAAGGGGACAAGCGTTGTAGAAAAAGTCGATGTGCCGGAATGGGTGGCCGATTGGGTCTATGTCGAAAAGACCTGTGAGTTCTACCACACCACCCAGCACTACTCGATCAAGCGCGAGGCGTTCAACTCCAAGTATGGCCGTGAACCTGAATGTCTGGATGGTGACATGTTACCGTCAGGTTTCGCTCTGAACCATTGCAAGATCGACACCGTGGTCGATGTGATGTTCTGGCCGTCTGGAGGTATGTTCTTCACCCATGACGGAAAGCGGTTCCTGAACAGCTACCGGGAAAGCGGTATCGCGCCATGCGAGGTACTGGACGATGACGGACAGCGCGTGGTCGATATGTTCATGGACCATGTGCGCTTGACGCTGGGGCGCGAAGAGGAACAGCGGCTGCTGATCGATTTCATGGCCTGGGTGGTGCAGAAACCCGGTCAGAAGATCAACTGGGCGCTGCTCGTTCAAGGCGCGCAGGGTGTTGGCAAGTCGTATTTTGGCGTGGTGATGCAGAACGTGCTGGGTCACATGGCCAAGAACGTCGAGCCTATGTCGCTGGCAGGCCGCTTCACCAGTTGGGCGCATGGGTCGCTCTTGGTCATCATCGAAGAAATCCGCATTGCCGGTGAGAACCGCTATGAACTGGTGGACCGCCTGAAACCGTTCATTTCCAACACTGCTATCCAGATCGAGGAGAAGGGGCGCGATCAGCGCACGGTGCCTAACTTCACCAGCTACATGATGTTCACCAACCACAAGGACGCTCTGCCGCTCTCTGAGGGGGATCGGCGCTATGCACCGCTATTCTCGCGCATTCAGTCTGAGCAGCAGCTATTTGCTGAACTGGGCGGTGCTGCTGCGGCTGGGGATTACTTCACCAGGCTGTTCGATGAGAGCGAAAGGCGGGCAGACGCACTATCCTATTTCCTGCGCAACTGGAAGATCAGCGCAGAGTTCAATGCCAAGGGTCGTGCGCCGCATACCGCTGCACGTCAGGAGATGATGAACCTGGCCGTATCGCCAGACAAGGCCATGATCGAGGACGCGATTGAAAAGCACAATTGCGCGGTCATTAATAGCGACATCGTTGATGTTACCTGGCTTGGTCGCCTGTGCGAAATGGAGGGTGAAGGTTTGCCAAAGACACGCACAATCAGCGCGGTGCTTTTGGAACTGGGCTATAGGCAGTTGGCGGCGCGGCGGGTCAAGATCACGAAGACTAATAGCTTGCATTATGTGTGGTTCAAATCCGGTTCGGAAGAGGACGTAAAGCGCATCGTTCAGGATTACCACAAGGGGTCTTCAGACTGTCCGTTTTGATGGTGCGCAATAGGAATCGTATTGCGCACCAAGGGGGGTATCGTGGTGCGCAATAGGTGTTCTGTCAAACATTGCGCACCAACATTGCGCACCACCTAAATCTCTTTTATTATCATGTATATATCTTTATATTTTTCTTTAGGTGCGCAATAATAGATATATATACCTTTACATGAGAGACGTATATTTTTAACGTAAAACATAGGTTTTTAGGGGGTAGGTTTTTTTTTCGTAGGATTAGAGAGAGTATAGGAAACTTTGCGCACTTGCGCACCTGGAGGTAACATGGACCC